GTTTAGTAAAAGATCTTGGAGTAGGTTCCGAGGTAGATTGTGATTATGAAGATTACGGACATGGTGTAGTAGTTAAGATGTATTCTTCTGACTTAATGGCTGTCCAATTTGATGACAGACCTTATACTACTATGTGCAACAGTAAAACTATGACAACTGTGCATGATGCTGTAAAAAGAAAGCTAAACTGCCTATAATTTAACCACCTATTTGATTAATTTTTAATCTATGTTATAATTCTGCTACGCAGAAAGGAGCCAACATGCCAACTGGTAGGTCATGGAATTTAACAGATAAGAGAAAAGAGCAAGTAATTTACTTCTTACAAAGACAATATAATATCAATCTATTAGCTCAACATTTTGGTATATGCAGACAGACTATGAGTAAAGCATTAACAGAGATGGGTATTGATGTATCTGAAATGCAAAAAGATGGTGTTAGGAAGATGAGAACTAACCTATATGCTACTATAGATGATATAGATGATCCTAAAGATAAAGCTAAAGCACAATTAGACTTTCTTAAACAATATGATAAGAGTGATGATGTTGCTGTAGTTGATCATCAGGCAGTAACTGTTAACATAGTAAAAGATACTAATGAAAACTAAACACCACGGAGTAGATAATAACTACAATACCCTAGCTAAGAAGTATAGTGTTAGCAGAGGGATTGTTTGCCATTTGGTAAATTTATGCACTTATAAGGAGGTTTCCCGATGAAGACTAAGAATTTAGTATTGCTATCACATCAGTATGAACTACTGAAAGATGATACAACTAAAATACTTGGACTTGTATCGGGATTTGTCCGGTGCAGGTAAAACCTTTGCTGTTGCTCGTAAAGCTATTGACTTAATGATAAAGAACCCAGGTTGTGATGGTATAATCACTGAACCTAACTTCCCCCTACTTGTCCAAATACTAATACCTGAATTAAAAGCCTCTCTCGATTACTTTGAGATACCATATGAGTACAAAGCAGGCGAAAGTATATTCTACTGTATGGTAGCAGGTAAAGAGACTAGAATCATTGCTAAGTCAATGGAGGGTTATGAAAGGCTAATTGGTATAAATGCAGCTTGGGTTATCCTAGATGAGTTTGATACTGCTAAACCTGATATAGCCTATAATGCTTATATTAAGTTACTAGGTCGTATCAGAGCTGGCACAGTTAGACAAATGGTAATAGTTAGTACTCCTGAGGGCTACAGAGCTATGTATCGTATCTTTATAGAAGAGGCTGGAGATAATAAGAGGCTGATTAAAGCTAAGACTACAGATAACCACCACTTGCCACAAGATTACATAGAGACAATGAGATCGCAGTATCCAGTAGAACTTATAGACGCTTACTTAAATGGAGAGTTTACCAACCTTACAAGTGGTACAGTTTATACGCAGTTCGATAGAAGCTTTAATGATACTCTAGTAGATGATGATGGCATAAGTGAGATTCATATTGGTATTGACTTTAATGTAGGTGCTATGAGTGCGATAGCTTGTATTATTAAGGATATGAAAGTATATGCTATAGCTGAGTTCCTAGAGCTATTTGATACACCTGAGCTAATAGAGACACTAGAGAATGCTTATCAAGACAGGAGAGTGTATGTTTATCCAGATGCTGCAGGGGATGCAAGAAAGAGTGTACAAGCTTCAACTACTGATATTAAACTACTTAGACAAGCTGGTTTCGGCGTTAGGGCTAATACTCGTAATCCTGCTGTTATGGACAGGGTTAACACTCTTAACAGTATGTTTTGTAATGCTAATGGCGATAGACGCTGCTTTATCAATACTATTAAGTGTAGTAGGCTTACTAAAGCCTTAGAACAGCAAGCATATGATGAACAGACTAAGATGCCTGACAAAAAGAATGGTCATGATAATATGGGCATAGATGCTTTGGGCTACTTGGTACATAAGCTATTCCCTATGAGCTTCACTCGACGCAAGCCTATTAAAAACAACACAGGAGGTATAGCACATGGCAGAACAGAGTTTAATGTTTTTAACTGAGAATGATAAGGAAAGATATCAGTCTTGGAGTAAAGAACAGATATTTGAAGCATATCTATCAGAGCATTACGCAAGGGTAGAGTTAAACATAGAGGTTAACAGGCTTAACCGCAAGATAGCTGAAATAGGTTGGTTATGTAAAGGACGAGATAATGTTACTATATGATATATCAAAAAAAGAAGAAGAACAACAAGCTGCTAGGCTAGGAGAGAGTGCAGACTATCGTATTGAATACTACTCTCAAGGTGGAGGTGGATACAAAGCAGGTAAGCAATACGGCACATATCAGAGTGTATGGACTGACGATTGGCTAGACAATGCTATTAAGCAAGGATATACACCGCAAAGGGTAGCTATGACTGAAAAGTTTGAGAAAGTATATGCTCCTACCGCCCCTGGCTCGCCAGAGTATGATGAGACTGGAGGTCTTTCTGTAACTTCTAACGCTTACAAGCAGTATCAAAAAGAAAGAAAGCAGTATCAAAAAGACCTTAAGGAGTGGAGAAAAGCAGCAGGTAACGATCTTTCAGGAGACGGTACAACTGGTATACAGCTTGACAATGGGAAACAGTACTTTTCACACAGCAAAGGGTATTCTCCTCTGGCTATGGATAAATATTCTGTTATGGGAGAAGAGACCAGAAGAATAGAGTGGGACACAGAGCAGAATAGAAAGTATATGGAGGCTAAAAGCAAGCTGTTTACTTCTACTACTAACCCTAGCTCAGGCACAAAAGGAGTTAAACTACTAGCATGAAAGAGTTTATAAGAGTATATGATGACGAGAGTGGCTATGTTGATGTAGGCATACAAGACAGAGTAGTCTATGTATCTGCTCACTGTAACGGAGACAAGTACTCATGATTTTTATAGTAAGCACTTTGATCTAGAGTTACTATATGATGATGTATATGAAATAAGGAGTAAATAATGGGTACGGGATTAGAAATAGCTGCATGGGCTATGGTAGCAGGTAGTGCAGCAAGTGCATATAGTAGTTATAGTCAGGGAGAGAGTGCTCGCAAATCAGCTAGTCAAGCTAGAAGTAAGGCAGCAGCAGAAGCAGCTAAACAACAAGCCATAGCAGATAAACAACAAGCCATGATAGACAAAAAGAAAGCAGACGCAGCTAAGGCAGCAGAGGAACGCAAAGAGAGGATGCAGACGAATGAGCTGTTAAGTGGAAGTGAAACTGGCGTGTTGGACAACAACCAAGCATCATTACTAGCATAAGGAGAGAGAATGTTATTAGTTACAAATGAATATACAACTTTAGTTAAAGACGGGGAAGAAGTTTCAGTCATTAAGCCTAATGAGCCATTCGGTTATGAAAAGCTTATAGAGGGTGCTACAAACACTGCATGGTGTACAATCAAGAAAGTAGGTTCCGCGGAGATACTGTTTGTCCTTAAACCTGGACAGGTTATACCTCCTATGAAAGGCAATCCCAAACCCGACTTATCTAAGCTCTCAGTTAGCGAACTTAAAAGCTTATGTATGGAGCAGGGCATATCTTATAAAGCAAAGGCTACCAAAACCGCCTTGATTAAATTGTTAGGAGCATAGCATGGCTTTAGATTACGAAAAGATGATAAGACGCTTTGAGCAAGCTAAGGCACGCAAACAATCATGGGACACCCATATTAAAGAGTGTTATCGTTACGCTTGCCCACAGAGGAACACCATAGACTATAGACAACCTGGTGCTAAAAAGCGTGAATGGGTATTTGACTCAACGGCTGAGGATAGCCTAGAAGATTTCGCATCTCGTATGGAGAGTGAGCTGGTGCCACCTAACATTAATTGGCTAAAGTTAGAAGCAGGTACGGATATACCTAAAGACCAACAAGACAAAGTCAACACATATTTAGAGGAAGTAACAGAGGTAGTGTTTCAGCACATAGGTAGCTCTAACTTTTCTAGTCAAGTGCATGAAAGCTTTATCGATCTAGGTATCTCTACGGGCGCTTTGATAGTTGAAGCAGGAGATGGTATTCAGTCATCACTTAATTTTCGTTGTGTGAGCTTATCAGAGCTATACATAGAGCAATCAAGCAAAGGGATAGTTGATACAGTGTTTAGAACACTTACTATACCTGCTAACTCTATCAGTGACACATGGCCTAAAGCTAAGATAAATGAGAAACTAAAGCAGATCATAAGCAATAAACCTACCGAGGAATGTAAGTTTATCGAGGGTGTTATCAATAATGGTAACAGTTATACAAGCTTTGTAGTATATGAGGAAGATAAGTTCGCACTTATAGATGAAGAACTGGAGTCTAGCCCATGGGTAGTATTTAGAGAATCAACTATACCAGGGGAGACTTATGGTCGTGGTAGAGTGATGAGAGCGTTACCAGACATTAAATCTCTTAACAAGATGGTAGAAGACCACTTACGAGCTGCAGCATTTACAGCTAACCCTATCTACACAGCTACTGATGATGGTGTGATTAATCCATATACAGTAAGATTGGAACCAGGTGCTATTATGCCGGTAGGTAGTAATGCTAATGATAATCCTACATTAAGACCTCTTGCACCTGCTGGGGATTACAATGTGCTTCAGTATGATATAAGAGCATTGCAGGACAACATAAGACGCATTATGATTAGCAAGCCCTTTGGTAATGTAGAAGAGACACCTGTAAGAACAGCTACAGAAATGAGTATCCGTAATGCAGATATGGCTAAGACAAGCCTAGGTGCTTCTGGTCGTATTCAAAATGAGTTACTTGAGAACTTAGTTGCTAGATGTGTATTTATACTTAAACAAGCTGGTAAAATACCTGACTTCAAAGTAGATGGCAAAGAGGTTAAAATTAAGTTTGTTTCTCCAAGTGCTAGAGCTCAAGACGAGCAAACACTGGCTGCTATTGGCAGGGCTATGGAAATGATGATGGCACTACCACCTGAGTTGGTTAACGAGCAAATAGCTATCGAGAAGATACCAGGGAAGATTATTGATGTACTAGGTTTACCTGAGAGCTTTAATCGTACCGATGAAGAGAAAGCACAGAGAGCTCAGCAAAGACAACAGCAACAAGCTATGGAGCAACAACAAGCTATGGCAATGGCACAACAAGAGCAGGGAGGTCAACAATGAGTAATGAAGAGATACATAAGTTATTCGTAGGTACATTCGGAGATAATGAGCTAGGTATTAGATGCCTAGACCATTTAGTTAGTACATTCGTAGACAGAGATATATATAAAGTTGGTATGACCTTAGATGAAGTATCATTTAGACAAGGCGAAGCTAGTGTAATAAAGAAAATACTCAAGGAGGTAAAAGGCAATGCAAGATAGAGAGCTTCAAAACATCCTCTCAAGTGGAGAGATCGGGAATATACAAATAGGTGGTACAACTTCTAATGAGAAAGTGATAATTAAAAGTGATTTGACAACTATGCAATCAAATATCACTACATTGCAGACAAATACTCAAGGGCTCACAAATGGTACTGCTGTACCTGCTAGTCCTGACCCCAGCTTGAGAAATGTACACTTTAAAACTGATAAGCCCGTAGTGTGCACACATCCACAAGACCTATCAATTTACTCTGAAACTGAAGTAAGAGCTATGACTGAGTATTGTACAGTTAGTAATGCCTTTATGATAGAAGATACACTTAAAGGGTATGTAGACGCTGGCTTCATGCCTTTGCCTACTTCAGGCATAATGGATCTAACCGCTGCTAATCCGACTTTCAAAATGGGTGTGACTACTGGTGGTATAGCTGCACAAATGCAAGTAGTAGATAAAGAAACTAGCAGAGCAGTTGCAACAATGGAATGGCTAAAGAGCAGTCAGACATTTAACTTCACTCTGAACGATAGAAACACAGGGCTGCTAAAGAACAGCTTTGAGTTAAAGCAAGACGGCACAGCGTATGTTAACAACAAACAGATAATAACAGCTGATAGTGATTTGACTAGCTATGATTTTGTTAAGGTATCAGGGCAGTCTATAACTCAGGATACATTCAAGCAAGTAGCTAAACTAACTACACCAATTAGAAAGTCTGGCACATACGAGTATAAATTCTCTGTGAGCTTTAAATATTCTAGTACGAGTAGAAGTGCTGTCTTTAGAATATCTAGTGACAATGGTACTAACTGGACAGAGTTTAAGAAAGAGCCTAAAGATGCAACAGATACTGTTCCTTTCTTTTATGCCTATCCTAAAACTATGGCAAGTGATGGTGTTATTAACCTTATATTAGAAGCTAAGTGTGAGAATGCTAGTGATACGCTTACTGTTAATTATTGTGACTTAATAGCTGAGAGGAAAAACTAATGGCTATCGAGCAAAGAAAGGGAGAGTCTACTGAAGACTACGAAAAGAGAAAAAGAAGAGTGAATTTAGTTAGGATGCTAGGTGGTGGAGGTGGGTTAGCTCATGCTTCTATCCCAACTGTTAAGAGCTCAACTATAGTTGCTGCCAATACTAGCAGAATATTAGTAGAGTGGAGTGAAGATATGAAAGGCACAGGTAATATTAAAGATGCTATTAATATCATTGTAGATGGTGCTGCTGCTGTGCATCCTGCTTCAGTGACATTCACTGGTAAGTTTATGGCGTTAGCTTTACCTGCTCCAGCAACTGCAGGGCAAGTAATAACATGGGCTTATGACGACCAGAACCCAACAGAGAGATTAGATACTGTCGCTGGTAATGTAGAGGCAGATAATCAAACATACGCTGTAAATAACGAAGTGGCATAAACAACAACACGGCATAGCTTGACTTGTAAGCCCGATATTAGGATAACTAGATGAGTGATGAAACATCAAGCCCTGCTACTGACGCAGGCACAACAGAAACTGCTGAGGTAAATAATACGGAAGCAACAGTAGAGAATAGCGAGGGAGAGGCAGTTAATGAGACTTCATACCTTAATGGCAAGTTTAAAAGTGTTAGTGACCTAGAAAAGTCATATACAGAGCTACAATCTGCTTTTACTAAGAAGACGCAAGAGTATGCTGAGAAAGTTGCTACTTCTGGAGCACCAGAGAGCTATGCACTAGACGAAAATATCGAGATGACACCAAGACTAGAAGCTCTTATGAGCAAAGGTATAGAGATAGGGCTTAACGAAACAGCATTTAAAGAGTTGATAGCTGCAGACGCTGAAGCTAGTCAGAAAGCACAGGAAGCATATATAGCAGAGCAGAAAGAAGCTTTAGGCAAAGAAGCAGACGCAAGGTTAAAGAATGTAGCTGATTGGTTAGATGCTAATGCTGGAGACAACGCAGAGGCTTTGAAGTCTAGTATGACAAGTGCTAGTGCTATTCAAGGTATGGAAGCTATTATTAAACAGCTACAAGGCACAGCTCCTGCTCAGGTATCAGCACAACCAAGCGTAGATAGAGATAGTTTAAGAGCTATGAGATTTGCTAAGGATGAGTTCGGTGCCAGAAGAATGAGTAGTGATCCACAGTATAGAGCTAAAGTGGAAGCCTTAGAGGCTGAGTTTATTTCTAATGGCGGGAAACTGTAAGAGTTATTCACATAGTTATTCACATTTATTTGACATAATGTGAATAGCTTTGCTATAATTCTCACATATGTAAACTTCTACTTGATAGACAACTCCCCTTGAGCCTTGAGATTAGAGAGTTTAGAGCTGATGCTTTGACCTCCTATTCAAGGAGATAACCAAAAAATCAACTAACATAGAAACAATATATAATGAGTACACATTTAAGCTCAGTAGCTGTAGAACAGTTTGATACGGAAGTAAAACACGCGTATCAAGGCATGAAGACACTAAGAGACACAATAACAGCTCGTCTTGGTGTAGTTGGAGATAAATACGACTTTCGTTTAATGGGTAAAGGACAAGCTACTACTCGTACTGGTTCGTCTGCAGATGTTGTTCCTATGGGGATTAACCATAATGTAAAAGTTGCTACACTTACGGATTATGAAGCACCAGAATATACAGATATTTATGATGCGCAAACAGTTAACTTTGATGAAGTTGTTGAGCTAGCTCACTCTATTGCAGGTGCTATGGGTCGCAGAGATGACCAAAGTATTATTTCTGCTCTTGCTGCGACTACAACTACAACTGATGTTCATGCAACACTTAACTTAGAAGCAATCACAGAGGCTGCTGAGAAGTTAAATAAAGTTGAAGCTCCTATGGAAGATAGATATTTTGTAACTGATGAGGTTGGTCTTAATGACTTACTTAATGATACAACTATCACTTCAGCTGATTATAACTCAGTTCGTTTGCTAATGAGTGGAGAGATTGATACATTCATGGGATTCAAATGGAAAATTATTGGTTCTGGTAGAGCTGAGGGTGGACTATCTGAAGTATCTTATGCATACCATAAGAGAGCTATCGGTCATGCTGTAGGTATTGATATGAAGACTCGTGTTGACTGGGTTCCTCACAAAGCTTCTTGGTTATCTATGGGTATGTGGAAAGCAGGTTCAGTTCTTATTGATCCTGAGGGTGTTGTTAAGATTCCTCGTTCTTAGCAATTATAGAGTCCTCCTCGGAGGATTCGCTTAACTACTAAGGAGGCTGTCTTGGCTGAAAATACATCAAAAATTCATATCGCTTCAAATGCTATAGTGCTACTAGGTGGTAGCCCTTTCTCATCTTTTACAGAGGATTCCGCAGAGGCTAGAATATCTGCTAGTTTATATGAGTCATCATACTTATCTTTATTGACTAACCATAGATGGAGATTTGCAACCAAGCACGCAAGATTAGCTAGACTATCAGAGAAACCTATAATGGATTATGAGTATATGTTTCAACTGCCTAGTGATATTGAATATCTTATCAAAGCAAGCGTGAGCAATTATACTATACACGAAAGCAGGCTATATGCAAATGCTACTGATATAAACATAGGATATATCTTTAGAGTAAAAGAAGATACACTCCCCTCTTACTTTGTTAAGACACTTGAGTTCTTTCTGGCTGCACAGTTTGCAGTGCCTTTAACGGGAGATATGGACAAAGGCAAGTACTATTCGGCTTTATATGGAGATGCGTTAAAGAAAGCTAAGTTTGCAGACTCTACTCAACAACCTAACATAAGCTTCCAACATAACCCTTATGTAGATGTGAGGGCTTAGTTATGGGTGTAGAATACCTACAATCAAACCTAACTGGGGGAGAATTAGCACCAACACTACATGCCCGTACTGATATAGATAAGTACGCTAGTGGCGTAGCTATAGCTGAGAATGTTATCATTGTGCCTCAAGGCGGTATGAGACGCAGACCAGGACTTCAAAAGCTTCAGGATGGTTATGTAGGCGAAGTTGCAAGACTAATACCATTTGTATTTAATAAGAAACAACAATATCTACTTGTGTATAAAGTGAATAAGATCGATATACTAAAAGACGGAGTGAATATACATACTGTTGATACTTCTAGTGCGTATAAAGACATGGACACGATTAGAAGCTTAGACATTATTCAGAGTGCAGATACAGTTATAATGACTACAGAAACTATAGCACCTCATAGATTAATTAGGGGAGCAACAGATGCTGACTGGACTTTTGAGCCTAT